CCATAAGACGACCGTCCTCCGTGTGGAACGGAGTATACTGTGCCTCTGTCCGAAATCACACCTTGAGCAGTATGCTCAAGGCGCAAAATCGAATCTTGGAGATGATACCAATCATCTTTCGGAGGTCCCTTAAGGGAGCCCGTTACCAAGAGGACCGGGACTTCATATCGTTGGAGATCTGCGTTAAAACGCAGCTTTTTCTCGTACTTTATGACAGTCTCAGTCCTCAAAACATACTCAAAGATACCTTGGGTCTCGGGATTGCTACTCAAATGTAGCGATCCTAATTCCCTGCGTACCTTGGAATAGATTTTGGAAGCACAACCTTCATATCCGCGTATACGCAAGCTTTTAGCTAACGCACACAAAGATACGAGGTCCGTATAAGAGCGAGTCGTGTGAACCTTCATCCTAACAGGTGTTATATCGTGGCCTCTGTAGGCCTCGACACCACAGGATTCCCGAAAGAACCCAAGCCTAAATGTCTTAGTCATGTTCGGAATCAATCCGCACATAACTAATCCACTAATGGCTCCTTGGTAGTATTTCGAAGGAAAAACGATATCGTCTCCGAAGACACGAATGTCAGTACAGTTTACACCATACCAACACTTGATGCCAGCTCTCACTAGACTGTAGAAGACCAAACTCTGAACAGGGAATGTTAAACAATTCCCCATAGGAGCGAACTTCTCCAAATCTATAACACGCTTGTCAGGCAAGAGAACCTTACTAGCCCTCGAACTAGATATGAACCTATACGCGTCACCAAAAAGGTAACGAATAAGGGAACATCCTAAACGATCGCTAGCTTCCTTAAGATCAAGAGTACAATACTCTCGTGTTCGGGAAGCAAGAAGGGCAGCCTTTCCGTTAAGGGTTTGATCCACGAAGTTTATACAACGTGAGGCATCCCCGTTTCGGTTGATTGCGCCTTCCAGTAACTTTCTTTGACCTTGCTGGATCCATATCGACTCAGCAGGGTGCACGCAAATAATGCGTGGACCCCGCGAGTCTTTAGGGACCAAAGCAAGCTTGCACACTATGTCGGGAAGCTCAGTTATCCTCATATCGGCCTCCTCAACCATAACTTGGTTCCAATAGGAACTCAAGCCACAGAAGAATTGGTCGTAAGGGTATAACTCTTGTATCCCGGAATAGATGACACTGAACCTACTTTTATCACACGGCATTCTCTTGGGAAAAACTTCCCCAGGGCCATGCTTAGGTAGGATATCAGACCAGTTGATTCGGTATATAACCTTACCAACTATCTGGCGTGCAGTCTTGATTACTGGATGATGTGAACGCTCGGAATCAAATCCGGCATTCCAATACCCAACAATCTCGTCTGCTTCAATAAACTGCTTTACAGCAGCTTGTTGTTGTTCCCTTGTAGGTGAGAACTCGGCCTTGT